GATAGGTGACGCGCTTTCTCCTGCACCACATGAACGTATAGCGGCCGCACTTGATGAAGTGCAGTCCGCCGATCTTACGGTAGGATACCATCATATCACTCCCAACATTGCCAAGTCCGCCGCGCCCATGACAATGCACACGGCAATACATAACACGACCAACAGCGCTTCAAGTAGTGTTCGCATATCAGAACACCTTCCACGAAACGGCATTGAGAACCATACCACGATTGAGCAAGTTCACCATTTCGTCGATGGAGTAGATGCCTTCGTACGCGACGGTCTCGTTTGCGTACACAGCAAGGCCGGTGCGATCCGCACCGAAATAAATCACGAGCATTGGTTACTCTCCTGAGTTAGCGCGCGTCGATAGCGTCCAGCCACTCGCGCATTGGCGGGCGATCCTGCATGGCGTCACAGTACTGCTCCCATGTGAACGCCTGCCAGTGCGCGTCGGGCGGCAGCGTGTCGCCCTCGTCAACCATGTCGTCGGGTTGCCACACGTCGGCAAGCCATAGCTTGTCGGTCCATCCGTCGGACGTTGTGGTGCTCATCCACCACAGCCCGGTGACGTTGTGACGGATAGCGTAATAGTGTATGTCGTGATTGGTCATGCTCACAACTCCCACTTCAGATTAAGAAGCGCGTGCATACGCCCCATGTAATACTGCTCGTTGGCGATATCGCCAAGCTTGGCAAAGAAATCAACCTGCGATTTCTCCCAAGCGATTTGCTTTTCAAGCTTGGCGCGCAATGCGGCGCGCACTTTCGTTGGCATGGTCATGTGTTACTCTTCCTCTGAGTTGGGTAACTCGGGTGAGTTACCATGGTTCGGCATTGCTTGCGCGTTCTCCCATGAACCGATCCATCGGTCACGCTTAGGGCCGGGTGAATAGGGGCAATCCTCTTTGGTTAGCTTACCATAGAAGGCGTCGCGTCCTTGATCGGCACAGAATTGCAGTTCACGATTATATTCACGTCGCTCTGCTAGCGTCTTTCGTTTGAACGGCTTCGCCGGAGCGATATTGGTTTGCTGTGATGTATACTGCTGTTCAAGCACATCATACACAGCCATCAACTGGACAAGCTTCTCGCGCATGGGTTGCGATGGCGCGGCGCGTAATAGTCGGCGCGCGTCCTCGCGCATACGTCCAAAAACGATAGTGTGGTTAGTTGTTGGCATCTGTTCACTCCCATTGACAGTGCGATGGTATATTAAGTGTCAACAGAAGTCAATAGACTACGGAAATAATTGTAATTCGCTAGCAATATCAAGTACTTAGCAAGTATACATGTCAATATTATTCGATTGGAAGGCTGAAGGCTGGTAGAGTTGCAGGCTGTGAACACAGTACACGCCAACACGCGGCTGTGCAGTATAGTGAACAGAGCGCCATAGGAATGTCTAGAAACCTCTACTTTAATATATGTATGTTCTTGACACATATATTAAGCCATTGATATTACAGGCTTTTTCCCTTGTGCCAAATATCCTAACCGCCCGCTGTGTATACAGACTAAGCGAATTTACCTAACAATATCAATGCGTTGGGTTTCCAGAACCCAACGCATTGCCTGTAAACAGCCTACTGCGCGTCAATCCAGCGCTGAAGCTCATCATAGCGGCGAAGCTCATCTGCCGTGTCGCGATCCAAGTCGTCGAAGTCCTCAATCATGTTACTCACCTGAGTTACTTGCTGTAAACGTGGCGATACCCTGCCACATGGGTAGAACGACCGGGCGACGCAGCGCCCAACGTAACTGTCGCGCCTTTGACGAATGTCGTCTTATGCGCGCCAGTGCGACAACGGGTCACTTTGCGACCCGATGCAATGTAAGCCGCGATCAACTCGCTGGCGTCGATATTGCGGCGCTCAAGCTCGCCATCGTTGATAGCGAGCTGCGCGCGATCAATCGCGTAAACCCGCGACTGAACGACAAGCTTCAGGCGCTTCTGCTGAAGCGCGCGATTGCCTTGTGCCATGATACACTCCTAAATTTCCAAACCAGAAAGGGCAGTAACTCTTGCGAGTTACCGCCCTGTCCGAATGTTGTGTACACTGCGCGTTCCAAAGCGCAGCGGGTTGTTCACGGCGAGCGCCCTTTGGGGCGCGAGCGCCTTATCGCACGCTCGCCGTCCGGGGTCAGGTTTTCTCGGGATACCATCTTGCCATCGGGGCGCTCCCCCATGGTTTTGTGGTTCGTTGCCCTCAATACCCTGCCATTGTGACCTAATCGTCACCCCCCACTCTTAGGCCGCGCTTACCTCGCGACCCTATCTCGGGACACCCATGCCACCCAGACCGGCGCGACAGTACAAGTCGGCCGTCCGGCAGGCACCCAGTCACGCGAACCACACGTGACCAGACTTCCTCAGCGGAGTGGCAGCCCGGCCGGGGGTGACATCACTCGCAATGCGGTGACGGGCTGCAAATAACTCACGGGGAGTGACCAGCCAGCAGGGCAGGCCGGACACGGCAATGGACCAAGGCCTCGGCCCGGGGGGCGCGCGTTTAGGTGAGTGTAAAATATTTGTGGGATCGTAATCATTTTACCATTAAATAACGTACAATCAACCGTACGCCACCGTACCAAAAACCCCCGGAACAAATCACGACATCCCCAGTTTACAAGCATTAACAAACAACCATGTAATATCCCCCAAGTAATAAACCTACTTGACAAAGAGCATTACACCCCTTACAATTGTGCACGGTCGCCCGCCTGCCACGGGAGATCAGTTGCGCAAAAGGATGGGTGATTGGGATGCTGTCCCCCGATCACCCATCCAGCGCCCTCCCTGCCGTTACTCTAAGAGTTAAGGGGCGTCGCCATCAAAACCGGCCCAGTGCGATCAGGGTGGACCTACCACGCGACCCCCACCATAAGCAGGTTCATGCAGAGCGACGCCTTTGGACGATTACTGGCAGGGCCAGTGGGATCAGGAAAAACTACCGGGTGCATCGTAGAAACCGCGCGGCGCATGGGCCAGCAAGCCCCCGGCTACGACGGACGACGGTACACTCGCTTTGCCGTCATACGACAGTCCCTCAAGGACGCCAAAGCGACTGTGCTGAAGGATATTCGCGGTTGGTTCGGCTCGATGGCCGACTGGAAGGTGAGTGAGAGCACTCTCTATATTGAGCAGGGCAACATCTATAGCGAGTGGATGTTCATCCCCCTCGATGAGCCCGACGACGTAAAGAGATTACTCAGCACCCAGCTTACGGCGGCGTACGTCAACGAGTGCAGCGAAACCGATATCGATCTCCTCTCCGATATTGCCGGTCGTGTCGGGCGCTACCCCAACAACGAGTTTGGCGCGTGCACGTGGAGCGGCATCTATGCCGACACCAACATGCCCATCGCCCATACCCCATGGGCCGACTTTATCAACAAGCCGCCGCCCGAGTGGCAGGTGTATCGTCAACCCGGCGGGCATACCCCCGAAGCCGAGAACCTCGCCCACCTCAACCAAACGGCGGAGACGATCCTCTTGCCGGATGACGACCCCCGTCGCATCGAGCAAGGAAGAGGGTACTACAATCGTTTGCTGAGTGTGGGCACTCCCGATTACATCCGGCGCTACGTGTGGGCGGAGTTTGGGCGCGATCCCAGCGGAGCCGCCGTGTTCGCGGAGAGCTTCAAATACGACTTCCACGTAAGCGACGAGCCGCTGGAGCCTGTGTACAGCAGGATGCTGATCGTGGGGCAGGACTTCGGTCGCTCCCCTTGGAGCGTCATCTGCCAGTTGGATCACGCCGGGCGGTTGATGGTGCTGGAGGAAGTCCCCGGGCGCGGCCCCACGGGGGAAAACGTCGGGCTTGAACAACATATAAAACAAAATCTCATCCCCGCCCTCTTGAGCCCGCGCTACCAAGGGCGGCCGATAGCGATCGTGGGCGACCCATCGGGGCGCGCCCGCGATAGCCTGTTCGAGCTAAACAGCTTTGACCTCATAAAGAAGCTTGGGTTGCCAGCCGAGCCAGCGCCGACCAACGACATCGACCCAAGATTACGGGCGGTGGAGAACTTCTTGGTGGGGCAAGTAGGAGGGAAGGCGCGCATCGTGTTCGATGCGCAGCGCTGCCCCACGCTGATAGCGGCTATGAACGGGCAGTACAAGTACTCCCTGCGCCCCGACAGCAGCGGGGGGATGTATATGAAAGATATACCGGAGAAGCTGCATCCGTGGAGCGACGTGTGCGACGCCCTCCAGTATGTGTGCCTTGTTACCGGGAACATGGGCGCATATCAGTGGGTGCTGGGGCGGGTGGTCGCCCGCGCCCCCCGCGCGCCGCGCCCGCGCGTGAGCGCGCTCGCGTGGACTTAATCTACTGTAGGGAGCACTCCCTACAGTAGCTCACAACTCTTCGAGCGGAAGAGCATTCAATAAGTTACTCTGCGAGTAACCCGCCCCAGCATCCACCGCCGTAGCGTTAATCACGATATCGCGCGCGCGCCCACTCGCTCCTACACTCTCGTCTAAGTGTATCGTGAGATTAAACGCGCTCCCTATGCCCGCCGCAACCGGCTCGGGATTGCCCAAGCCCCCAATGCGCGACACCACCTCCAGCACCTTCACCCGCGCGCTTAAAGGCTCCGCCGCGTTGGTCATCGCGGTATAGAAGCTGGGCAGCGCCAGTTCCACGTTGATCGCCGCTTTGAGCTTGGTGCGCTTGTAAGTGTTGTTCGCTCCCTGCCATTCGTTGAGCGCCTCATCGAGCATCCCCCGGAACACCTTGGTGCCGCACAGTTCGGCGTAATCGCCCATGGTGAACCCAAGGCGACGTACAAGATCGGGGATCTCCTCCATATCCTTGGCCACGCCCTGCGCCAGTTCGCGCAAGCGCTGCTCGTCCGCTGCGCTTATGACTAACGATGACATCTAGCGCTCCAAAATAGTTGTTGACGGTTGTGCGAATATAGTGTAACACAACGATGGCAGGACAGCAAGTTTCATGGCGGCTCTACCAGTAGCGCCCGCATTACGCGTGGTTGGACGCACGAGCCAGCCAGTGATGGATGCCGCCCGCTCGCAATCCTACGCTCCCCCTCCCAACGCGAACGCCACTGGCTCCCCTGCCGGGTTAGCTGGGTTCATCACCGACCAGTATACGATATTCCGAAGACATCGCGATACCGTAGGAAGAGGGTGGAGCGACAGGCTGCTTGCTGCGCTGCGCGCATTCAACGGCGTGTACGAGCAGGCGATCATCGAGGAGATCAAGCGCTTCGGCGGATCGAACGTGTATTCGCGCCTGATCGCGATGAAGTGCAGAGGAACATCGAGCTTACTGCGAGATGTTTATTTAGGAACCGATAGGCCGTGGGGCATCCAACCGGCGAGCGACCCCGATATCCCTCCTGAAGTGGTCGAGGCGATAGGAACGGTGATCAAGGGCCAAGTCGGCCAGATGATCCAAGCCCATATGCAGGCGCAGCAGGCCAACCAAGCGCATGAGATGGGAGTAAAAGCCGCCCACGCCTACGGCGCGGCGCAAGGAATCCACCCGGCGTTCATCGACCAAGCGATACCATCCCATCAAAGTGGCCCTTCACAGGGGCCATTAACTGGGGCGATACCGCCCAATACCCCCCTTCCCCCACAAGCTCCCGGCAACGCCGGGCTCCCCCCTCCTCCCCCCATCCCTCCTCTTCCTGATCCATCCGCAATACGCGATCACTATGATATGATGATGGAGGATGCGCGCGACGCAGTGAAGCGCAAAGCGGTGGAGCAGGCGAAGATCGCGGAAGATAAGCTGGAAGAACGCTTGGCGCAGGGCGGCTTTTATAACGCCCTCGCTGAGTTCCTCGTCGATATCCCAATGTTCCCTTATGCCGTAATAAAAGGCCCCACGGTACGCATTAAAACACAGGTGAAGTGGACGCGCGACGTGGCTCCTTGGTCGGGAGCGGAAAGCGTCCCCCAGCCCGCTGGTGGAGCGCAAACTTCCAGCACAACTCCCGCCACGCCAGCCATGCCGTCGCTTACTCCGCAGAGTAACCAAGTCGCCCCCGCGCCCATGAGTGGGGGAGCAATGGCTCCCAGCTCTCAGATGGGCATGCCATCCGCGCCCCCTGCCCCCCGAAAAGCGCAGGTCGCCACGCCCCAAGTCGTCGATATACCTATGTTATGTTGGGAGAGGATAAGTCCCTTTGACATCTACTGGACCCCCGGCGTCGCCAACATTGAAGATGCCAACATCATTGAACGAAGCCGCCTCACACGAGCCGACATTAACGACCTTCTTGATCTCCCCGGCTTCAACACCGACGAGGTTCGTGCGGTACTGGACGAGTACGGGCGAGGCGGTCTTGTGGACAACTGGGACGTCACCGACGCCGAGAGAGCAATTCTTGAAGGCCGTGAAGACCCAAGGTTCAACCAATCCGGGCTGATCGCTTGCCTAGAGTTCCAAGGGATGGCGCAGGGGAGATTTCTCCTCGATCTGGGCGTTGACCCGGCGACAATCCCCGACCCAATGCGCGATTACTTCTGCAATGCGTGGCTGATCGGCCGTCACGTCATCAAGGTGCAGTTTAGCCCGTCACCTAGGAAGCGCCACAATTACTACGTCACCTCGTTCGAAAAAGTGCCGGGTAACCCATGTGGCAATGGTTTGCCCGATCTGCTCGCTGACATATCTTCCGTCGCCAATGCCACATTGCGTGCGCTGGTCAATAACCTATCCATCGCCAGCGGCCCGCAAGTCGTCGTGAACGATGATAGACTGGGTGATGGCGAGGACGGCGAGCAGATGTACCCGTGGAAACGCTGGCACACCAAAGCTGACCCGTTCGGCAACAACACCGAGAAAGCGATTGAGTTTTTCAACACCGCCAGTAACTCACAAGAGTTACTTCAGGTGTATCTCGCGTTCTCGAATATGGCCGACGAAACTTCAGCAATTCCTAAGTTCATGACCGGCACCCCTCCACAGGGGGGCCTCGGCCGTACGGCCAGCGGCCTCTCTATGTTAATGCAGAACAGCAGTAAAATCCTGCAAACCGTCGCCGCTAACATTGATGGCGACGTGGTTGAGCCAATCCTGAACTCGTTGTTTGATATGGTGATGCTGACCGACGACACTGGCTTGCTCACGGGCGAAGAGAAGATCCGGGTGCTGGGGGTGAAAGTCGCCCAGCAGCGCGAAACCCAGCGGGCGCGCCAGCTTGAGTTTCTCCAGATCACTGGCAACCCGATTGATATGAGCATCATCGGGCCGAAGGGACGCGCTAAGATCCTGCGTAACGTCGCCACCGAGATCGGCATGCCGGGCGAGGATATCGTGCCGACCGACGACGAGATGGAGCAGAAAGAGAAACAACAGCAAGTTATGCAGCAGATGGCTGCACAAGGCGCTGCTGGAGGACCGCCGGGCGGAGGTGGCGCGCCACCCGCTGGTCCGCACGGAGCGCCGCCCGGGGGACAGCCGGGCGGCGCTCCACCGCAACAACCGCAAGTTCCTCCCCGGGCGGGCGCGCTCCCCGGCGCGCCTCCCGGCGCTCCCCAATCGGCGGGATCGAGCGCTGGCGGGCCGAGAATGAACCTCGTCAATCAGGGCGGCCCAACATGAGCGTGCGCGTTTACGCGAACACGCTAAACGCGAAGGAGTGTATTCAATGCCGCGAACGCCGGGTATGAAGGGCTCAGGGAGCCTCAAAATGGGAGGTAAGGGAATGAAACCGCCAGCACCCAAAACATCCATGGCAGGCAAGGGGATCGGCGCTCCCAAGGGTGGCCCGGGCATGGGCGGCATGGGCGCGCCGCCCCCGATGCCGAAAGCTCCAATGGGCGCGGGTCCGGGTATGGCTCCTCCCATGCCCGGCGGCGCTGGTCCGGGCGCAGGACCGGGCGGCCCGCCGATGCCTCCCCCTCCCGGCGCAGGCGGCGGCATGGGCGGTACTGGTGGGTTCGCCAAGGGGGGTAGCGTGAGCACTGCGCGGCACGGGCCGGGGAAAGCGGTAAGCTCTTCCAGCGGTGATGCCAAGCCGCGTCACTCACGAGGCGGTAAGGGAGGTTAGGCGATGGCTGTAACACCGACTGCAACTGGCGCTCCTGCTGGCGGCGTTAACCCCAATGCCGCTTGGAAAGCTCCTATCAATCAAACTTTTGACGCGGCGCGGACGGCGGCGACTACGCCGGGGGTGGGGATAACCGACCCGGCGGGATTGGCTGCGGCGCGGACGGCTCGTCAGGGCGCGATACAGGCGGAAAAAGCTGCGCAGCGTCCACAAGGTGGTTTTCAAGGCGACCCGAACTCGCTCGTACCGAGAGGTCAAACATCGGGAGGCGTGAACCAGTATTTCAATCCAGCGACCGGCGGCATGTTCGTCGGCAATCCGTTCCGAAACAGTGGCGGCGCTGGCGCTACGGGTGGCGGAGGCGGTGGCGGAGGCGGTGGCGGTGGTGGCGGCGGCGGCGGCGGCGGCGGCGGCGGCATTGGTCCCGGCGGAGGGTTTTCCCCTGTCGCCGCTGGCGGCGGCGCGTTCGATGCCGCCAGCGGTGGAATGAACGCCAACAACGGCGGCCAATATGCTGGCTTTTCTAAGGGCGGTGTGGTGGGCGACACCAAGCCGCGCTATAAGGGCGTGATTCATAAGGGTAGGCGATAACTCACGTGAGTTATCCACAGCAACTGGAACTTTTCGAGGAGAGTGAGATGGGTAAAGTTATCAGTGAAGGCAATCGAGGCATTACATTCGCCCAAGGCGGCACTGGCAAGATGTTCGGCAAGGGGACCGCCGGGCGCGCCGAGAGCGATGTTTCCGGCAAGCAAAGCAACTCCCCTGCCGGTGGCGGCGAGAAATGGGCTTCTGGCGGGTCGGGCAAGATGTTCGGCAAGGGTTCAGCCAAGAAGGCCGTCCCCGGCCAATCTGGCAAGGACGGCCAGTAAATTTCCCTTGCATACTACGAAGTAGTATGCAAGGGCTGCTCGTTCCTGATTTGCACATGGTTTGTTCAAATATCGTTCGATTACTCTAGGGAGTAACCCTAATGGCTCTGGCGCTACGCCCCAAGATCGACTTCAGCAGCAGGCTGGCTGCGCTACGCGCGGTAGGCGAGGATATCGGGCTTCCCGCCAATCAAATCCTTGACCAGAGCGCGGCTAATTCGTCGCGTACTTACCTCAAGTATATTAACTACTGCCGTACGGCGCTCTCGCTTCCTCTTTATACGAGTATGGATTACACCAAATTTAACTCGGCGCTCAATGAGATTGCTGCGGCGGCTGGCACCGCCAAGCCGGAGATTGTAACCAATCCCTTCTATTCGAGCAGCGCTACGCCCCCGGTGCAGGGGAGTGTGTTGACTTGTACATCAGGGACATGGATCAACGCTGGGGGTGCGACCTATGCTTATCAGCATAAGAAAAACAATACGAATATCGGGACGAACCAAGCTACCTACACGCTGCTAGTAGGCGATGTTGGTTCAAGCGCCGTGTTCACTTGCACTGTTACAGCGACGACCGGCGCAGGCGCAAGCACTCCCGCCACCAGCAACCCAGTGAGCGTGCCATGAGCAAGGAAAAAACAAAGGGCGACGAAGACAAGTTGGCGCGTATCCACCTCGTGTTGAACGAGTATGACGGCGACGAAGCCCTGCGCCGTATTCGCGAGGTGTTGTATGGGCCGCCGCGTTTTTCTTCCAACGACGAGATAGAAGAAAGAGAAGATGCCGACGTTTGACAGCACGTCGGATGATCGCATCGTCAACAATACGTTGCGTCATCGCTATCGGGTGCTGACCGATCACGAGAAGCAATCGGTGCAGTCGATCAAGGATCGCGGCCTTGAGATGATGGCGACCGTCGAGGCATGCGTTCCGGTGGGGCGGGAAGCCTCGCTAGCGAGAACTAAGATTGAAGAAGCCGTCATGTGGGCGTGCAAAGGAGTGACCCGGTAATGGACAAGCCCTCAGAACGCAAGCTCCCGACCAAGAAGCGCGACGGCAGCGACACCGACGAAGACAACATCGTGCGCTTCGGTCCCGGCAACGTGATGGAGCATCTCCCCTGCATGGGCATGCATGCTTCCAAGGATGTGGTAGGGTTGGATAAGGATCGATTGCTGACTAACAACTACCTGAAGGAAGAACTGCAAAGCAAGGATAAGCGCCAGATGAGTGTGCTTGAGATTGCCGCTGAAGAGCTAATGATGCGCGATAGCCCGATGCTTAACATCAGCAAAGCGAAGCGAGTATTCTGATGAGAAAATTAACGTTAGCGCTGCTGGCGCTATTCGTTGCCTTTCCAGCGTTGGCGGCGACGACCAAGGTAACGTTGAACTCTACGACGTGGACCGATCTGGGGGTAGGACCGGCGATAGTCGCAGGCAGTGGCGCAGTAGTGTTCTCGGTTGATAGCACAACGCCGACGATAGCCGTTGGAACTGGGTTTCCGATGGGGGCTGGTACTGTGTGCCTGAATACAACTTTGCACGTTTACGCTATGGCGGTAGCGGGGAATACGTTTCCAGCTTTCGTGTTCGTTTCACCCATTGTGGGATGCTGATGCGCTTAGGGCGTACATTACTTCTAAGCGTCGCGCTTGGGTTACTCTCGGGAGTTACTCAGGCGCAAACGCCGTCGCCTGCCCAGTTGGGGTTGGTGATTGCTACGCCTAACGTTGTGCAGGTTCTCGATAGCTCGCAGAATTGGGCGACGATTGGCACGGTTGACCCGACGACGCATACGTTTACGGTGGTGGGCGGCGGCAGCAACGTCACAAGTTTTAATACTCGCACTGGCGCAGTGACATTAAATTCCGGCGATGTGACTGGGGCGTTGGGGTTTACGCCGTACAACAACACCAATCCAGCGAATTATATCACCGCAGCGGGTGCGCCAGTACAATCAGTCGCTACTCGCACGGGCGCAGTGACGCTTACACACAGCGATATCACCGATTGGGCGGCGACACTTTTGCCATATGCGCTGCTCAATTCGCCCGCGTTCACTGGCACGCCTACTGCGCCTACGCCTTCACCCGGCGACAGTAGCACGAAACTTGCTACGACGGCGTTTGTTGGCGCAGCGGTTACAGCGGGTGGATATACGCTTCCTACCGCTTCTACCACAGTGCTTGGCGGCGTGAAGGTTGACGGGTCAACGATCAATATCTCGGGAGGTGTGATATCGGGAGCGCCGAGCGGGATCACCGCAAACTCGACGGCGACGAGTGGGTTCGCCGCTGGGCAGATTGCTTATAGCGACGGGTCAAAGATACAAGCGTCTGGTAACCCAGAAGCAGCTTTAGAGTTGGGTTCTTCGGGATGGCTTATTCCGCCGGGAATAGCGGGAGCGAACTGGATTGCTTTTTCCGGCAATAACAATATGGGCGGGTCGAGCGCCGCCATTAATATAAATGGAATTATGAATGTTTTTACTGGATTTGGCGTGGGGGTATATGGGGTAGGGGCTGCAAGTGTATTTTATAGCGCCGCTGGGACTGCTATTGCCGCTATTTATGATCAAGCTAATGCTTTGATCCCGATGCAATTACAAGTTGCTAATAGTTTTAATGGTCCGAATAGCGAGTGGGCTGCAATAGATTGGCAAACAGTTCCCAACACGTTAACTATTGGC